AACCAAGTTGTTAAGGTCAACAAGAACGGTGGTATGAACTACACGCTCACGGCCTTGTTCACAACGCTCTTGTCCATCTTGGTCTACGTCGGTATGTCTCGTGTCTCTACACGTGTGCAAAAGCCAACCCAACCACTCTTCGCGGTTACTCGATAAGTTTAGGCTTACGCATAATCAATAATAAAAATAAACCGGTTGCGACTACCATAAATATAGATATAAACGCATCCCATCTACGCGGATCCTCCATTTCGGGGATACTCATAGGTGGTGGAAGAGAAAAGTCTCGTTCCACTTTAGCAATATTCTCAAGTTTATCAGTAGAACACGTCACTGCGAGTTTAAGTATATGATTCGCATTTCTAAAATCGTATGGTATTAATCGATTATTACTACTGTAATAAAACTGAACACGTAAACTCGATATCGTTTTTTGTGATCCAGAATCAAAATTGTGTTCAACTGTATCGTCAACACCCGAAAAGTTAATCACATCCCCACATAGAAGTATACGCCCTGTATAAAAAGGGGTTTCAGAAAATACAGTTTTGTTAAATTCGTCGGAACCACTACTCAATTTAACAATAATTGCATCTGTACCCTGTAAATTGACGCTACCAGTATGCAATTTATAAGGAGAGATAGATGTAGAGAATACGTTGGCAGCAATTACACCCAATATATCATGTGGTGTTGTTTTACCAGTGACATTCGATTTATACCCATTTGTACCGTTATAGAAATCAAAACTAAATTGTGTTGGACCTTCAAACGTTATAGAATTTGTATCTTTATCATACGAAGATCCAGATAACCTACCACCCGAATTTACAACGACATTTGAAGCTAGATCTGTACCGTCGTAGTTTCCGTTTGGTATTGTTATATCGTAGTTATTGGACATATTGTTTATTGTGAACGTATTGTTAAGATCGTGTATAAGGAACTGACTATTATGTATACGTGCTGATATAAGTGAAATTTTAGTCACGTCATAAATAGGGTTTTTTAGGTAGACAACATAATCACCTGGATTTGAATACAAAACTGGGTCTCGTTCACCACTGTCTATATCTAAGGTATGTACCTTCATTAAAATATATGAACAATATTTTAATGAGTGTATGTCTCAATTTATATTTATTTAAGAAAGACTATGAACTAATGGGTTACTTGAAAGTTGTCTTCTAGCTGTATCCAGACTCATATTTGTAGCATTTGGATTTTCGTGACCTTTATAAGCATTGAATTTATGATAATCGTTATTTCTATATTGTTGTGTCCAAGCACCATTCGCGGCGTTTACTCTACCATCAATTCTCGTTGTATCGGAACGAACACTTGTAACCATACCACCCTGGTTAAGTGCATCGGCACGAACATTCATTCGCCCTGGACCCGCAGCTCTATTTGGTTTACCACGGCGGTCGTCTGGTCTGAAACCGTATTTTGTAAGCTCTTCGGCTGTGTATGCGGAACCATATGTTCTCTTTTCACCGATCTTAGTCGCTGGTGTATTCAAGTATCCACCTATAAAACTCGATATACCTGGGGCTGGTTGATTGTTGTATTGATATTGTTCTATAGCACCATCAGCTTTGTTTCGTGTTGGTTCCTGAGCACGTGTAAGTGCGGAGACCGTTCTCTTTGCAGATGCAAAATTTAATGTATCAGTTCTCGAACTCGTTTCGGATCTGTTCGTTGTTCTCTTTGTGCGTTCGTGTTCTGATCGTGGTGTTCTACCAGTCATACCTTGTGCCCTACCTGCAACTGGAGGAAGACGACCATGTAAAAATGCAGTCTTTTCTGGTCTATTGTGTGCAACTTCACCGACAATACCACGTCTACCACCCTTAGAATCAAAGGCTGGACCCGACCTACCAGGTAAAGTCGTTAAGCGGTACGCACCAACATTCTCTGGATTAACACGGAACAATTGTTGATTACCCCCAAACGCTGGAACTTCTGGTCCAACGCCCAAACCTGGTCCGACAAGTTGTTTTTCAACTGGTGAAAGATTATTCATTCGCCCTGCGTCATACATCCTATCTCTCATAGATAATACTTCGCCCCCCGAAGATCGTCGTTGTGGTGCAACTTCAGCGAATGAACCCATTTCTTTTTTTGTGTTGTATGATGGTTCTATTAATGGTGATAAAGGACCCAAATATTCCGATTGTATAGAAACGTCTCTATCCGAAAATTCCGAAACGATTTCAGGTTCTTCTATTTCACTACCTTCCATTTCTATTGTATATTTTTCGTCTGGTTGACTTAATTTTCTACCGGCATAAACTAAGCCGGCTATAGCCATTATAGATATAGGATCAGCCATTCTTATTTCTTAGCGAGATTTTTATTGAGATATCTTTGCTGAAACAATCCATTTTGCATTTCAGCTCTGGTACTCGATGGTTCATAGGTTTGTGTTCTAAGTGGTAACTTACACTGAACATTTTGGAGTGGGTGAAAGTTTCTTTCGTAAGTCTTCGCTAAAACTTTATTGAAACGAGATGTACTTTGTGGTCTGAGTTGATCTGATGTATCAATAAATTGTGCTGGGGAACCTTTACCCGCCATGTATGGTGAGGTACCATATAACATAGTGTTTGGTCTACCTGACCCATAGTTAAGGGTACTGGGCTGAGGATATACAAAGACTTCTTCGGTCGCGCAAACGGCGGGAACCGCGTGATCTTGAACCACTTTCATTCCTGGTTGGAGTTGATACGCCATTTATTATTACAAAAGATTTTGTTTATGGAAATCGAGTATCTACTACTTTATTATTAAATTGTTTAAAATTACGAACTATGTCCGGCGGATAATCCCGAACCTCTATGCATACCACTTCTTTTATCGCCATTTGGATCAAGTCCCGCAAACGCCTCAAGTTGAACACCCCTTGCGTCTGGATTACACAATCGTGGGTCTTGGCGACACGTATTACCCCTTTTACCATGGATAAATTCATAATGTTGTGAATCACCTATAGACGTGTTTGGCATACTTACAAATTGTCTTGATAATGCATTTCTTTGGTATTCGGGCATAGCCGAACGCGAACGGGCTGGACCATATGCGACGTCACCTGTAAGGAATCTGTTTACTGAGGTTTTTACGGTTGGGTAATGACACGATTGAGGTCTATCTGGTCTATCTGTATAATCCGTCATGAGAACATTTCCCATAGGGTTATCCTTTGTTGGCATAGAACATGATTTATCTACACTATTGTATACGTTTGTTGGTCGTATAACACCCTCCTTCACCATATTAGATTTTTCCATTATATAAAGAACGCCAAGTGCAGTTGCACCCAAAACGAATATACGTGGATCACGTCTTATGAGATAAATTATACATGTCGCATAAATAATAAAACGAGCTGATGCATTAACACGGTCTGCTGAAGATTGTGTCTTTGACGGCCAAAATTCGTGAACTTTTTCTATACGAACCAATTGTTTGGGGTCTTCAAACCAAGATACCATTTATATATAGTGAGTTTATTTTTTCATCATACCACCTAACATACCCTGCATGGTTTTCATCAATGCGGCTTCGTCGAGTTCACTTCCATCTTCACCCATTTTATCTGCACACTGTTTTGCAACTGTCTCAATCATAGAAAGTGTGTCTTCTGGGATAGAACTAATGGTTGTACCGAGCATGTAGAGCGTCTGAACATATTGCCAAATTGCACTTTTTGTGTTCTCGGAAGCAGTTCCCCAATGTTTTTCGAGGTTTACACCTTTCATGAAATCTAAATTTTTAGATTCTTCAATAAAAAATGATTCGTCTTTAGACGAAATCTTATCGGCATACGGAGTAACGCCCTGCATAAACCCGTCTACAACTAAACGTGGGTTAGAAGCTTTCATTAAATCGAAAGCCGATAAACATTTTTTCAAGCCTTTTTCTTCTGGAAATGTCTTGTGTAATTCCACAAGAAATTGGCCCATCATATCATTGAATGCGGTCACGGAAGTCATATTATATTGTAAATACGTATATTATCTTTAAGTCAGAAAATTAAAATGGTTCCGTTGATATGGTCTCTTTCTTACCTAACCCGTTAGTAACAATAAAAAATACTAAAATTGCTATAAGTGCAGCTGGTTTAGTGTACGCACTTACTGGAAGCTTACCTTCATTGTTAATCTTTGCTTTAAAGTGTATGTATCCTGCGGTTATAAAACCGGCGATTATTCCGGCCCACGCTGGGTCTCTTAAATAGTCTTCAAACTCCATTTAATAGTACCCAACTTTTTTTGCACGAGTTTCGGATGCGTCTGGAAACAAAACTCCTTCGTCGTCTTCTGGATGTTGTTGCTGTGGCTGTTGTTGTTGCTGATATGACTGCTGTTGCTTCGTATCAATAGTTCGAAATTCGTTTTCGAATGGTGAAGTTTGTTCTGGTTCCATAGATGGTTGTTCCATAGATGGTTCCATAGATGGTTGTTCCATAGATGGTTCCATAGATGGTTCCATAGATGGTTCCATAGATTGTTCGGCATCAAATGGCTCTTCTGACGTTTCCTCTTCATACCCATCAATGAGGTCGGGGTCTTCAGAGTCACCAACTTCAGCTTGATCGAGATCTAAATCCTGTCCCTCTTGTGTTTGAGACATATACGTTTGTAAAATCTGTTGTACAGGTATGAGTTCTTTTACGGATGTTTCGATACATACACAAAAACGCTCGTATAATTTATCGTTTCTCGCGTGTTCGTTTTGCGTTTCGTGATAAATGTATGGGTCTCTATACAGATCTTTGGCTGCGTTGTTATAACACGTTTGAATGAAAACTTCATTCGTTGGAAGTTTCAATGAGATTTTCTTATTATCTTTATTCAATCGAACCGCGGATAAAATTTTAACACAACTTACAAAAACAGCAGCTAACAGGTCGTTAAACCATGCACATCTATTTGATATATTATCCGTGTGTTGTTTAGACATGGCATCACTCCAATTAGGGACTTCTTTCAGAAGTTTTTGATACATTACGAGTACCTTTCTACCCTTTGTAAGTTTGTATGCTTCCT